AGGATAGTTATGCTCCTCTTGCATTGGAGACATGGGTTGAAGGTGATTTGACGTATGAACCGTATGGCAGAATTGTATTATCCCCTTGCAGTTGGGAAACCTGCGCTTATACTGCCCGTTATACCGCCAAGAAATCCAACACCTTCTTCCCTCAGTTTTTCGAGTCGTTTGGACTCGAGGCTCCGTTTACCCTCATGTCTCGTCGGCCTGGTATAGCTGGCCAGTATTACCAGGATCACCCGGAGGTTTACGATTATCGCTATATCAATATCCCAGGCCAGGAAGGAGGCATTAAGTTTACAGTCCCTCGATACTTTGATCGGCTCCTCGAAAAAGAGGATCCCGAGGCGTTGGCGCGCATGAAGGAGATCCGTCAGAAGATTGTAACTGAGCTGGACAAGGAGAAGGACACAAAGACAACGTATGGTACAAAAAATCGTTTGGAAGTAGAAGCTCGTCAGAAAGAAGCTGTTGCTAAGATGTTAAGGAGATCTGCTATATGAGTCGATTTGAAGTTGTTTATGATTCGCTTTGTTCTCTTCGTGATGAGTATTTCGCTAAGTCCAGTGCTGAGTCAGATGATTCTCTTTCTGAATTTTATCTTGGTCGTGCTGGTGCTTATGCTATTGCTTGTCTTGCTTTAAAGGAGGCTATTGATTATGAGAAAAAGAGCCAGTAAAGGTGATAAGGCTAAGTTCCGTCGTACTGCCGTGAAGGCCAAGAAGATTAATATTGATCCGTATATTCCTAGAGGAGGTATTTCTTTGTGAGTGGTTGTGAGTCGCCTCACGCTTATTGTTTTGGTATTTTTTGGAGGTATATTAAATGAATGTTTTTGTCTACTCTATGCGTGACATTAAGTCTGACTTTATGGCTCCTACCTATAGCAGTAACGATGCTGTTGCTATGCGCAATTTTGAGTCGGCTATTGAGCAGTCGCATGATGTGCTGTTTACTCATCGCTCTGATTTTCAGCTTTTCCGCATTGGTTCTTTCGATACTGATACAGGTATTTTGACCCCTGAGAAACTTCCTGTTCTCATTAAGGATGGAAAGGATGTTGTTGGTTGATGTACTACGTTGAGATTATGCAGGATGGCCGTAATCGTGCTTCCTTCCCTTGTAAAACCCTCCCGGAAGCTAAACGTACCGCCGTTGCTGTTCAGGAGCTGGTTGTTACCTCTGATGAGTATATCCGAGTTGTAAAGGAGATTGATTTTTGATGATGTTCCGTACTGCCGCTCAGGCTATTGAGGATCACCCCGGGTTAATATTAACCCGGGGGATCCTGATAAGGTCCTTTACTCCCCTTCCTTTGACTCCTCTGGTCATATGGAGCTTAAAGAGGTTGGTAAGGAGTCCCTTTATCAGTTTATTCAGTCCCACAAGGAAAGTACTGATATTCGTGTCATTCTTGCCCGCTTTACCGCTGGTGATACTACCGCTCTTGCTAAGCGTCAAATGTTCTATGCCGATCTGACGGAGTTTCCTACCACCTATGCTGATGTGGTTAATACTATGCATGGTGCTGAGGATTATTTTACTCATCTTCCCGTTGAGGTTCGTGCTAAGTTTGGTCATGATTTTAACAAGTTCTTGGCCTCTCTTGATAACCCCCAGACCCTTGTTGATCTTGGAATTGTCAGTTCTCAGAGTCCAATATCCTCTGATCAACTTCCCTCCGAGCCCCTGACGCCTGCTCAGAAGCCCCCGGAGGTACAAACCCCTAGCCCTGCTGAAAGTGAGGTCAAATAAATGAGTAGAAACGCTAATTCTCGTTTTGCTACCAATCCCGTTCGTTTGGATATGTCCCGTTCCAAGTTTCCTCGCAATTTTTCTCATAAGACCACTTTTAATGCTGGTCAGGTGATCCCCTTTTACGTTGATGAGGTCCTCCCCGGCGATACGTTCCAGGTTCGCACGTCTAAGGTTGTCCGTATGCAGACCCTCTTAACCCCTGTCATGGATAACGTCTATCTTGATACGTATTATTTCTTTGTTCCCAACCGTCTGGTATGGGAACACTGGAAACAGTTTATGGGTGAGAACACTGAATCCGCTTGGATCCCCCAGGTTGAGTATGAGGTCCCCCAGCTGACTGCCCCCGCCAATGGCTGGGAAGTCGGAACCCTGGCAGATTATATGGGCATTCCTACTGGTGTGAAAGGTCTTTCTGTCTCCGCCCTCCCGTTCCGTGCCTATGCCCTTATTATGAACGAGTGGTTCCGCAGTGAAAATCTTACCGATCCTCTTAATATCCCCGTGGATGATGCTACCGTCCAAGGCGTGAATACAAATAACTATGTTTCTGACGTTGCCAAAGGCGGCAAACCCTTTGTTGCCAATAAGTTCCGCGATTATTTCACGAGCTGTCTCCCAGCTCCTCAGAAAGGCCCGGATGTGACGATCCAGACTGCCCAGCTTGGTAACGCTCCGGTTGTACCGATGGATAAAGCAGTCCCTAAGGACCTGTTTAATTATCCGTACAATGTCTATATCCCTAGTGGTAATAAAGATTTTGATGCTGGTTATCATGCTGGCTCTGCTTACCAGAACGCCTTCGGCGGTGTTTGGTCTCTTTCTGGTGGTGATCCCAATAAATTGGATCCTGATATTGGTAATGGTGTCGTGGCTTACCCCGCTAACCTTTGGGCGCAGTTTGATAACACTGTCTCTGTTGCTACCATCAATCAGCTTCGTACTGCTTTCCAGATTCAGAAGTTTTATGAAAGGAGTGCTCGTGGTGGTTCCCGCTACATTGAGACTCTCAAGGCCCATTTTGGAGTTACTTCCCCGGATGCTCGTCTTCAACGCCCTGAGTATCTTGGTGGTAATCGTATTCCTGTCAGTATTAATCAGGTTATTCAGAATTCCGGGACTGTTTCCGGTTCTACGCCTCTCGGTGATACTGGCGCTATGTCTCTCACTACCGATGTGCATTCCGATTTTACTAAGAGCTTTGTTGAGCATGGTTTTGTGATCGGCGTTATGGTCGCTCGTTATGATCATACCTACCAGCAGGGCATTGAGCGTTTTTGGAGTCGTAAGTCCATGTTTGATTACTACTGGCCTGAGTTCGCTAACATCGGTGAAATGGCTGTCTTAAACAAGGAAATTTATGCTCAAGGCAATGCCCAGGACGATGAAGTTTTTGGCTATCAGGAAGCATGGGCCGACTATCGTTATAAGCCTTCCCGTGTGTCTGGTGAGATGCGATCCCAGTATGCTCAGAGTCTTGATGTGTGGCATCTGGCCGATGATTACTCCAAGATGCCCGCTCTTTCTGATGCCTGGATCCACGAGGACCCCGTCACTATTAACCGTGTCCTCGCCGTTTCTGACAATCTCGCTAATCAGTTCTTCTGTGATATTTACGTGCAGAACTATTCTACACGCAATATGCCGCTTTACTCTATCCCTGGTCTGATTGACCACCACTAAAACCGCCATAATGCCCCCTGGGAGCCCCCAGGGGGCGTTTTAAGAAAGGAAGAGTGTATATGCTTAGCTCTGCACAAAAAGTTTCTCAGGACATCGCAGGACGTTCTAACCCTAATTGGAGCTCCGGCGGATCTTCTTCGGTCGGATCCTCCACATCGGATATGTTTGATAAGTATGCCGCCATGATCAAGGCTAACGCCGCTGAAAACAATGCTTGGTCTGCCCAGCAGGCCCAGATCAATCGCGATTGGCAAGAGCGTATGTCCAATACCGCTCACCAGCGAGAGGTTGCTGATCTCAAGAAAGCCGGTCTCAATCCTGTACTTTCCGCAAATGGCGGCCAAGGGGCCGCCACTACTTCTGGCGCCACTGCGTCTACGGATACTTCCGCTAATTCCGCTATTGCCGGGATCCTTGGATCCATTCTCCAGTCCCAGGTGAGCCTGGAGAATCAACGTCTATCCGCTCAGACTAACCTTGCGGTTGCAGAGAAGTATAATGCTATGTCCAAGTATACCGCCGAGCTCAACAGTCAGACTCAGCTTAGTACTGCAAATATTTCCGCCGCAACTTCTCGGTGGATTGCTCAGCTACAGGCTACCACGTCTATCAGCAACACCCAAGCCCAGGTTGCCGCTTCTAAGATCAACGCCCAGGTTGCCGCCGCCGCTCAGCGGTATGGTTATGAGTTGAGTTCTTGGACTTCTCAGCAGGTTGCAAAGATCAATGGTGATATTAATAAGGAGCTCAAACAGATGGGAATTGATGCCGATTGGAATGTGCTCCAGGATACACAACTTCATGATATTGAAACTAATCCAGAGAAGTGGCTGTCTTATCAAGGAATTGGACTTCTTGAAAAGTATCTGCCGAAGGATTTTCTTGGAAATCCTACTCTTGATGGCTCTCGAGGCGGAGGCTTTAATTCCGCCCGTGGTGCTTCTTCTGGCCGTTAAAATGATCTCTGGGGCCCTATTTCCTTGATGTATAGGGCCCCAGTGACACCACACCTCTGTGTGTGGTATAATGGCCCTGAGAAAGGAGGTACCGTTATGAAGCTCTGGAAATTGCTTGTGCTTATTTTCTTTGCCTGGTTTCTTTTTGGCAATGGCTGGGCTATGATACTCGGTCTTATTGCAGTTTTTCTTGGAGGTGCTTGATTTGTCTTGTTATTACCCTCTCATTGGAATACCTCAATGGTGTGAACCCTAACGGAAAGACCCACTACGCCATCCGTCCTTTTAAGGACTCTGTGTGGGAAGATCTCCAGTTTCGGCCCCCGCTTCAAGGCCCCGCCGTCAAGATCCCGTGCGGAAAGTGCATAGGTTGCCGCCTGGACTACTCCCGCCAATGGGCTAACCGTTGTATGCTTGAGGCCCAGTATTATCCTCCCGATCAAGTTTGGTTTGCTACAATTACTTACAATGACAAGTATGTTCCTCGTGTGACTTCCACGGATCCTGAGACCGGCAAGCAGGCCCCCGCCCTTACTCTTCGGAAGCGTGATTTTCAACTCTGGATGAAGCGGCTCCGCCGCCATTTTCCGGAAACTAAGATTCGTTTTTTTGCCTCTGGTGAGTATGGATCCGAGACTTTG